TCCCTCTAAAAGTCTGATAAAATATATTACAACCACATTTTTTACACTTCCACATTTTTCATCCTCCTAATCAAATTTATTTAAGAACCATTGTACAATCATAGCCCATATTATTGTAAGTCCCGTTCCTACTAACGCCCCAATAGGCATTAACAATAAAAACATAATTATTTTTTTTAATAACATCTTAGCCTCCAATCTCTCCTGCTCTTACTTTTTCCCAAAACTCTTGCCACTCTTTACTATCTATAACTTTTTGTGCTTCTTCTTCTGTTTTGAAGTAGTTGCCTAACTCATATCTTTCGTTATCAAGGTTTTGCTTTTCTTCGGCACTAGCACAAATGTCGCTAACACTATTTATGTAATAATATTTTCTGAAATCTTCTGCTCTCCATCTCTTAGGTATTCCATATTTTTTATTATATTCATCTACTATTTTTTTTAATTCTTCTATATAAATATTTTCTATTATAAAAGGGACATTTAAAGAACTGTCATTTAATAAAATTGTAAAGTCATTTTTATTATTAAAATAAAAATTAATTGCAGTTTTTTTAACTTCATCTAATACATCAAATTCAGTAACTGTATATCCTGCTTTCTCTAATTCTTTAATATTTAATTTTGTAGGATAAAAGACAGAATATTCATCATTTATTTTTTTAATTTCTATCTCTAAAACCTTTTCTTTTTCCATTTTCTCCTCCTATTTTCCATACTTTGAACATCTTCCCGACGTCAGCAAAATGTTCAACTTTAGATTTTTACGACTGTTTCAATTTTGGAAATAGTCGTATATTTCTTATTTTGCTCATTTTTTATAAAACTCTGATTTCCACTCCTGCTCTAGCCTTATCAACTTCAAACCCACTAAAAACTGGTATTATATTAGTAGAATTATCATCTTCTATGTAGCCATATTCTTGCATTAGATCAAAAATTATCTGTGCAGCATTGATATAGTCAAATCTTCTTCTTGAATCTCTTATAAAAAATAACTCAATTTTATAAGGCTTTTCCTTATCTTTTATCATTTTTTTAAAGTTATTTTTATTTAAAATCCAATCTCCCTTAGACTCTTTTATATATTTTTGCACTGTTTTAGAGTTTAAAAGCATCGTTTTCCCATTCTTTAAAGTCACAAACTGTTTAGAATTTTTTGAGCTTGGTGTATTCCCTTTTATAAAAATCATAAAAATTAACTCCTTTTATTTGTTTTAAATTAAATCCTGAGGCTCTCACATAGTCTTAAAAATCATTTCAACTATGTGAGTGGTATAATTGTATACCTCATACATTTAAAACTTAAAATTCCCTATTATTTTAATTATTCCCAAAAAGATCTTTTTGCTTTTGCTGTTTTTCTTTTAGATTCCCAATCAAATTTAAATACTTTAGTCATTCCTTTTATTCTATCTACGATTTTATCGGAGTTTCTAAATTCTAAAAACTCTTTAAATTCCACCATATCTAAGTTTGTTGTAATTATTATAGGCTTAGATGCTCTATATCTCGTATCTATAATAGAGTAAATCTTTTCTTTCCCCCATTCGTCTGACACTTTCTCACTTCCTAAATCATCTATAAATAGCATATCTGCTTCCTCTACAGCTTTTAAAAGTGCAGTTTCTTGACTAAAATCATCTTTTAAAGTTCTTAGATAGCTTCCCAAATTAAAACTTAAAACTGTGTAATTATGTGCTCTTAGATAGTTACAGATGCAGTTAGCTAGAAACGTTTTTCCTGTTCCTGCTCCTCCACAAAATAGTAATCCATCATTAATTTCTAAGATTTTATCGAAGTTTTGAACATATTTTTTAATTTTTAAATATAGTTCTTTCTCTTCTTTTGTATCTATTTTCGCATTACTAAAGATGTCATTTCCATAGTTTCTATCGATTATAGATAGCTTTTTGAACTTCTCTAATCTAGCTTTTATCTGCTCTTGCTTCTTACAACTGCATATATAACTTACTGTTTGCCCATTTTCTAATTTTTCTAGTATTACATCTCCGCATTTATCACATTTCCAGGTGTTATAGTTTTTTATTTCTTCTTGTGTTAGCTCCTTTAAATCTTTAGTAGCTTCTCCTATTTTCTTTAGCACTCTAACCTCCTTTTTTTAGATGTCATCAAATGTTAGGTCATAATTTTTCTTATGCTTTTCTTTAGCAGCTTCTAATTTATAGTTATCTTTAAGACAAGCTATAATCCATCCATCTGCTTTATTGTTTTTATCAGCATAATTAAAAACTTCTTTGATTCTATCTAAGTTACTACAGTACTTTAAGACATTATCTATTTTTATATTTCTGCTTTTTATTAAAAAATGGATCTCTTGTCTTATCACTCCAGCAACAACATTTTCTTTATTGTTGTTATTAATATTATTCTTATTAATATTATTCTTATTATTTGTTATTATTAGAGTATCGTTTACGTTACTAGTAGTGGTATCGTTTACGTTACTAGTAGTGGTATCGTTTACGTTACTAGTAGTGGTATCGTTTACGTTACTAGTTATATAGTACTTAGTAGCCTTTCCATGCTTTTTTAAGCTTCGAATAAAACCTAATTTTTCTAACTCCTGTATTGCCTTAGCTACTTCATTTTTTCTAACTATATTTAGATCCTCTATTAAAGAGTTATAAGCATATACAAAAAATACTTCTCCATCCTCATCTGTAAACTTAGAAATATTCTCTTTTAAGTAAGAAATCTTAGCTCTATCTAGCATAAGCATATATACAAAAAATGTTGTAGTATTGATTATTCCGTCCCTTCTTAGCCTAAAGAGGCTTTTAGGGACTTGGTAAAATGGCTCTTTTTCTTTCAAGTCCCTTTCACCTCCCTTTTTTAGTAGCAAATAATTGCTAAAGATACTAATATAGCACTAGAAATCAATCCAACAAGAATTATCATCAAGTCATCATTTTTAGAGACTTCACTATCATATAGTTTTTTGTAGTGTTCTGCTGCATCTTTATCATATTTAGAATTAAAATACATACATTTTCTATACCTTTTTTCTCTTTCAAGTTCGTATTCAAGTCTTGCGTTTTCATCCATTAGCTTTCTTAAGTTTTCTTCTGTAACCTCAACTTTATTAAAAGTAATATCCATGTATTTACTTTCTATTTTTCCTATTTCTTCTCCAATTTTCATACTGTCCTCCATATGAGAATAAATATAGTTAAAGCTTCTATTATAGAAATTGCCCCTAGAATTGTTATAATAATGCCTCTATTATAAATTTCAGTCTCTTTTTCTAAAGAGAAATCATAATAATAATGCACTTTACCTCTTAGCCAAGCTATTTCATCTTGAAGTGTTCTAAAATTTTTATTTTTTCCCTCTTCTTTAATGTCTTGTATCAATTCTTTAACTTCTTCTATTTTTTTTACAATATCTTCAGTTTTTTCAAATTTTATTTCCATAGAATCCCCTATTTAAATGCTATCTCGAATGGCTCAATCCATGTTGAAATATAGTTTAGACAGTCTGTTAAATCTTTTCTTTTTATGTCTTTATAACTTGCTACACCAAATCTATCTTTTAAATCTCTGTAAATGGCTTGATACATAAACTTATCTTTTCCAATCAAATCTACAGCTAAATCAATTCTTTGACAAACTCTATGTTTTACAGCTTTTGTAATTCTTAACTGCTCTCCACTGTTAACTCTTATTTCGTTATCTACTTTATTTTCTATAACTGTTATTCTATTATCCATTTCAACCAAGCATTGTGCTTGTGCTAGCAGTTGTTGTGGCAATGTCATAGTTTTTTGTGCTTCTTTAACTTTAAAGTAACTTTTTACCAGTTGTCTTTGGATATCCCAACTTAGATCATCTGTAAACGTTTTCACTAGCATTAGATATCCACTTTCTGTAAATAGTGGTATTTCTTTAACATTGTTAGGTATAAAATCCTGAATCACAGATAGTGATTCAGAAAATTCTTTAGATGTTAAAGTAAAATAATCTTCTCCTTTTATTAGTTTTTCCTTATTTCTGTTAAATTGTTGTGTAATTTCTCTTACTTCTCTTTTGTGTACCTTTGCTATATCCCACGCTGTTACTACTCTTTGTCCTTCATATTCTTTTACTTCGACTTGTGTGTTATTTATAGATATTAATTCGTTCATTATTTTTCTCCTCCTACTACATTTTTTCATTAGTCTTTAAATAAATTCTTAGCTATAGTATCATCATAATTTTCTTTTTTAGTTTCTCCAGCTTCTTCTATAAATTCTCCAGTTTCTGCATTTATGATATCTCCATCACTTTCTATAATTTCAATATCTTCAGCGTTTTTAGTCTCTGTAACTTTAAAAGATTTATCATCTTTTTCTATGTTTTCTAAAAACTCTACAGAAATTGGTAACCATTTTAATAGTTTTTTTACTACTGTTTTTTGAGACATTTCCTCAAAATTCTTGTTCCATACATCATTTTTATAAGATCCTTTTCTGTACTTTTCTTCATGTTTTATAATTTCTTCTTTTGTCATATATTCAAATGCTTTTGCTCCATCTTTTAATATTGCTACTGCATAAAACCCTATTATTTCGCCTCTATCAGAAAAATTTGGTTTGTGCTTTAAATCTCTAGATAGACCATAAGTTATTTCAAAATCATCATTTTCATAAACTACATAGCTGTAGATGTCTGATAATTGCCCACTTCTTCTAAGTAACTCTATTAGCCCTTTATAGCCTATTTGAAATTGGCATTCTACTTTACCTAGTTTTTTATTTTCGAATGGAATTAAATAACATTGCCCTAAAATACCCGGCTCTAGACCAAGTTGAGCTGATACCATTAATGCCCCCAACAAGCTCTCTTGACTGCATTGAGCCAGTCTTGGATTTTGTCTAATTGTAGTTATAGCTATTCTTACAAATCTATCAGTATTTATGTGTTGTGGTAAAGCATTATTAAATTGCTTTTTACTTAATTGAATTAAATCAAATATTGTCTTTGATTTTTCTTCTTTTTTCGCTACTGCTGTTCCATTTGCTCTTGTTAAACTGTTTTTTGCTACTGTCATTTTATCTACTCTCCTTTATTATCTAACTGCTAAAAATTTACTCGTTTTTTGATGCTTTGATTCTAATTCTTTATACTGTTCTACAAGTTCTGCATTGGCTTTTATCATAGCTTCTAAGTCTGCTGTTTTTCTTGTTTGTATATTAAATTTTATTTTTCCAGCTACTCCTTTTTGTGTTCCGTTATTTATTAATTCGAGCATTATTTGTTCTTTGAGTAAATCTTGCTCTTTTTTTAGATTGTTGATTTCTTTTCCAATATCTTTAACCTTTTGTGCTTTTTCTTCTAAGTCTACAAATTCAACTACTGTATCATTTTCGATATCCATTGCCTTTTTCTTTAAGTAATTCATATAAGCATCAGAGCCATCTGGCATTGGTGGTATCTGCTTTAGAATATTCTCTTTGTAAAATTCTGTTGCTTTTTCTCTTATAAGAGCGATATCTTCTTCACTTCTCTCTATCTTAAAGTCTTTGTAATGGTTTCCACCAATCAAAACTGCTATATATGCAAATTTATATCCTGTAAGCATTAAATAATGCTGTACTTGTGCATAATAATATTGTGGGACTACATCTCCTTCCCAATCTTTGTAGTTAAAAGCATTAGTTGTTTTTATTTCCAGCACACCACAATCTCCAGTGTTTCTATCTTTAAGCACTCCATCTAAGTTAGCTATAAAGAAATTATCTACAATAGAATAAGAGGCTTGGTATACAGTAAATTCTTTATGCTTCTGAGCAAAAACTTTCATTATTGTAGCTTCGTGCATATGTCCCCAAAATGTCGCTTCGTTGCCCTCGAACTTAGATCCTTCTGTTTTATCTATATAGACATCAATGATACTTTTGTATTTATTAACTCCTAAAATTGCTCCTATATCAGAGCCTCCTATTCTCTTTTCTCTTAGAGTGTGCCAATCTTCTTCGTTTGCATATTCATATACTTCGTTATTTGTATCTAAAGATTCTTTAAATTCATCTTTAGTCATTTCTATAACTTCCGCTTTAGCAGTTGCTATAAGTTCTTCTAATTCAGCTTTTTTTAATCTGCTATACCCAACTAAACCCAATCTTTTTGCTTCTTCTCTTAATTCCACTACTGTCATTTTTTATCACTCCTTGAATTTTTCTTTTATATGCTGTATAATTCAAGTAAATAGATTTTTACTATTTACTTTCAAAACATCTAATGACTTGCTTGGTCGGCTAAGTTAGATGTTTTTTTATTTTTTCCTCTACCATTTCTCTTGCTATATCCTCTATCACCTCCTTAAAAGCTATTTTTACTACTTCTTTAATACTTTCTATATCTAAACCATTAGTACCTCTTAAATGATTATCAAATGCCATTTTTGGTATATCATAAGACCAGTTCTTTGAGCCTATCTTTATAGCAGTACATCCAGAAATCTTACCTGCCTTTATCTGCTCTCTTATGTATTGTGGTGTTCTACCTTTCAATTTTGCAGCTTCTGCCACTGAATAGCTATTTCCCATAGCCCCCTCCTTTTAAAACAGATCCTCGAAGTAGTATAACTCTACATATTTTAAGTAAAGTCCGTAAATTACTTTAACTATCCATATAAGCTTATATTTCATTACGTCTATAAGAGTTGCTTTTTTATTTACTCTTAAAAGTTCTCTTGTAGCTATCTCACTCCTAGTCATTTTCTCCCTCCCATATTTCTAAAACTTCTATTATTTTTAAAACCCTATTAAAATTTAAGCCTTTAAGTTCTTCTCTATCCCAGTATTTTTTTAGAATTGTGCAATGCAACATAATATCCTCCTATTTCCCACAGTACTTAAATTGCCCCTTAAAGCCTTTTACAGCTTCAAGTCCTAAGAATCCAAAGCCATTAGATCCTTGAGAACACCATCTTTTTTCATACTCATTGACTTCATCTATAGTTCCAACGAAGTCATAACTGTCCCAGCTTCCGTCTCTGTCACAAGCACTAAGCTGATTGATTCCGAACATTTTTTTTAAAACAATCGGTCTACTAGCTTTGTATTTAAAAATTCCAAATGTATTTTTTATTTTTTTCATATTTATCCTCCTTTAATTTTTAAGCAACCATCATTTTATATACTTGATAAAGCATTCCTAACGCTCTATCTTTTAATTTATGTTTACTATTTTCCAGAATGGCATTATTCTTCTCATACCATTCTTTTGCTAGACTTCTATCACAGAAATGTTTCCAGTCTATGCCTAAAAAGTCTAATTGTTGTCTTTCTTTAAGCTCTAATAATCCAAATATTAATTTTGATTCTGTATCTTTAAAATATAAATCCTCCATTTATATCCTCCTTGATTTTAAAAATCTTGAGTATTCTCAAGTTATTCGGCAAAAAAAATTTCAACCATCTCAGAAACATTGATCTGTAAAATATCTTTCATTTTTGAAGTTTCTTCAATAGTTAAAGTTTCTCCAGTTTTATTATTTAATTTTGCATTAATTGTAGCTGGATTTTTTCCCATTAATTTTGCAAGTTCTTCTTGTGTCATATTTCTCTCTTTTAATTTAGCTTTTAGCTTCGCAGTATTTATCATATATACCTCCTTTTTTTATCTCTTGAGTATTCTCAAGTTAATACGATTATAATTCATAAAAAAATATTTGTCAACTACTTTTTTGAAAATACTCAAAAAAAAATTAAATTTTTAATAAAAAAACTTGAAAATAATCAATAAAAGTGTTATAATCTTTTCATATTAAAGGAGGTATTTTATGAAGGTTAATGAAATTATTAAAAAGAGAAGAAAAGAGTTAGGTTTAACTTTAAAACAAGTTGCTGAAAAATTAGGAGTATCTGAAAGTCTCATTTCTAGATATGAAAGTAATGATGTTAAAAACATGGGAATAGACAAAATAATTCCATTAGCCAAAGTTTTAGACACAACCCCAGCATTTTTAATGGGATGGGAAACAAAAAAAGAAAAAGAAAATATTAATATAGATACTGTAACTACAGATTATATGATGATTCCACTGTACTCTAGTATAAGTGCTGGATATGGAGCATCTGATGTAGATTTTATAGAAATGATTCCAGTTTTTGGATTAAGAAAAAATGGGACAGAGTATTTTGCTGTAAAAGTTAAAGGTGATAGTATGGAACCTAAAATACCAAATAATTCCACTATCATAATAAAAAAGGATATACAAATTGAAAGTGGAGAAATAGGTGCATTTAATCTAAATGATGAAAATTTTGTAAAACAAAAGAAATTAGTAAAAGATAAATTAGTGTTACATTCTTTCAATTTAGCTTATGATGATAAGGTTGTTAGCGAATTTGACGATTTTAAAGAGTATGGAAAGGTAGTGAAGGTAATGATAGATCTATAATGGATCTATCTTGCTTTAATATAAAAAAAGGGAGTGATTTTATATGACTATTGATGAAGTAAAGGAATTTGCTAAAGTAAAAGGAATTATGCTTCCGCCATTGCAAAGTAAAAAATACTTAAATTTAGTAAGTACACAACTTACTAATGATGAGGAGTTGCTATTCTTTTGCCAAGCTAATGAAGGTAAAAATGATGGTGCTTTAATGGTTACTACTAAGAGAGTTGCATTTTTAACTATTAAATTATTTGGTGGAGCAAGTGCTGTATCTGTAGATATTTCTAAAATTAATAGTGTTTCTAAGAAAAAAGGAGCATTAATGGGAGAGTTGGAAATATGGGATAATTCAGGAAAAGTATTATATAGTATGCCTTCTGCACACACAGATATGGCAGAAAATGCGATAAATGAGGCTAAAGCTAAATTAAATGCTCCAGCTTCTACAACTGTTATAAATCAAGTTAGTGGAGCGGATGAAATATTAAAATTTAAAAATTTATTGGATCAAGGTATCATAACACAAGAAGAATTTGATAAAAAGAAAAAAGAATTATTAGGACTTTAGAAAAAAATAAAAAAAAAATACCCCAGCAGTGATATTCGCAGTATCACTATATGGGGCTAAAAAGAGTGGTTATATCTTTTTGGTTCGTAACTAGATTATAACACACTCTTGCTTTTTATGCAATTTGAAAGGAGAGTGATTTTTTATGAGGAGAGAAAATGGTTCAGGTACAATTTATAAGATTAAAGATAGAAAGCTTAGAAAGCCATTTAAAGTTATAGTTGTAACTGGCTATAGTTTGGATAGTGGTAACCCCATTCGCAAGGTTTTAGGATACTATAGTAAAGCTTCTGAGGCTTCAGAGGCTCTAAATAATTATTTAAAAAATAAAAATAGTTTTGATTTAAAGAAACTAACTTTAAAAGAAATTTTTGATAGATGGTGGTCAGTACATAAAACTAAGGTTAGAGAAAAGACTGAAAAATCTTATATTTGGTGCTATAACAAGTACATTTCTAAATTAGATAATAGAGTTTTTTCTGAGTTAAAAACTTTGGAGTTGCAAGAATTTTTTAACAAAGAAATAGCAGGATGGTCTACACAGTCTCTAGCTAAAAATATCTTAAAAGCTTTATATGATTATGCTTTAAAATATGAAATTGTGGATAAAGACTACTCTAAATTTATTGAATTAGTAAAAAAAGAAAAATTAATCAAAAGGGCGATATTTACAGAAATTGAAAGAGAGACTATTTTTAAATCTAATAATAAAATCTGTAAAGCTGTTTCTGTTTTAATATATACTGGCTTAAGAATAGATGAATTCTTAAGTTTAAAGAGAGAAGATATAGAAAATAATTTTATTTTTGTAAATGCTTCTAAAACAGATGCTGGAATAAGAAATATCCCAATACATCCAAAAATAAAAAACATCATAAATGAATTTTTAGAGGATAATGGAGAGTATTTATTTATTTTAAAAAACAATGGAAAAAAGGTAGTTTATGAAACTTTTAGACTAGGTTTTAAAAAAGCTATGGCAGAGTTAGGAATGGATCATACGATTCATGACACTAGACATACTTTTGCAAGCATGTTAAATCAAGTTGGTGCAAACGATGTAGTCATCAGTAATTTAGCTGGGCATGAAGATAAAGAGTTCACTAAAAGGGCTTATACTCATGCGGAATTAGAGGATCTAGAAAATGCGATTAAACTTCTACAATAAAATTACACTAGAAATTTATTTTTTTTAAAATAAAAGTGGTGTATATTGTGGTGTACATAGATTAAAATTTATATAATTTTTCTGCATTTTAGTCCCTTTTTTAAAGTACTAAAAAATGGGCTAAACTATTGATATAATGTAGAAAAAATAAAAAAAATCAAAAATATTTGATATAATAAACAAATAGATGTATTATAAAAAAGTAAATTAAATTAGAAAGAGATGGACAAATGAAAAGAATTTTTTTTATTTTATTTTTTATTTTTAGTTTTAATATTTTCTCACATCCACATGTATTTTTTGAAACTGCTTTAACTCTTAAGACAGATAATAAGAAAATGGAAGGTGTGGAAATACAATTAATTTTAGACGAGCTGAATACAAAGCTTAATAGAAAAGTTTTAAAGCCCGACAAGGATATGAATGTAGAAAAGGGAAATATTGTTTTCCTAAAGCATTTATATAAACATATAAGGATTAAATATAATAATAAAACTTATAAGGAAAATGATATAATTTTTGAACAGGCAAAATTAGAAGATGATA